CCTCTGAAGTATTAGATACATTAGCTGCTTTTGAACTATCAAATACTGCGATATTAATAGCATCATTAGATCCAAGTCTATCTGCTACATATTCATTTGTTCTGGGTCTTGGTGCTATTGATCTCCAAAGAACATCAGTTCTATCTCCAGCAGACCTGCTTAATGCATATTGAGTGTTATACCAATCATTGGTTGATGTTGGAGTAACTGTGCCACTTTGAGAAATACTTGTGATTAATAGAATTTCATTAGATTGTTGATTAATTAAAATATCATCAGTAGATAGATATGAAGGAACTGTTGAAATTCCAAGAGTTGTTGCAGTAGTAGAAATTCCAGCAACTGCAGTAAATGCATTTTGATATTGAGTTAAGACTTTTACTTGAAGTCCATCTGGGTAACTATCTGAAAGAGTTCCAAATACTGATCTAGCAACACCAACAGAGTTTCCAGATACACTTAAAACATCAATAATTTCAGATTCAATTAACAAATAATTTGCAGTAGTGATTCCAGTTGTTGATGTTAAGAAAATTGTAGTGTCACCAGCATTAGTTGGATTTGATCCTGCGTTGTCAATTGAAGTATTTGCGGAAACATTATATGCAGTAAATGAATTTCCAATAGAAACTGAAGATACAGGATATGTTCCTAATCCAGCTCTTACAAGTCCAATAGAATTAGTTCCACCAAAAATTCCACTAAAATTAATTAATGCTGGTTTAAAGGAATAAGTTCCTCTTTCTGTATAATTCTGAGTTGTTTCTGTTCCAGCAGCACTAACTTTTGAAGTTATTTTTACATAAAGTTGTGAAGGACCAACTCCTGTGACAATACCTTTTAGATAATCTGTAGACCCAGTAATTGATTGAGTTACTCCAGCTCCAACAGATACTCCTGAAGTAGAAACTCCAGATAAAGTTTGATCTGCAAAGTTATCAATCACACATACTTTAAGACCGTCTGCCCAATTTCCTGGTGTTTTTGCTGCCCAGTAATATGATGTTGGGATAGATTCTCCATATGCATCATAATTATTAATTTTAATTTCTGTTGAAGCAGCTCCAACACCAGCATTAGAATTTTGAAGATTGTTGCCATCAGATCTAACAACTTTTAAACTTCCTCCATAACTCATAAAGTTGGTGCCAGAATACCAATATTCATATTGATAATCTTGCTTAGATGGTTTTCCAAAGATTCTCAAAAATTCATTTTCATTTCTAATAGTTACCACTTGGTTTACTGGTCCTTTCTGAAAAGGTCCTGCAATTCCAGCAGATAATACAGAACTGTTAGTGACCGAACCTCTGGTTAAATCTACTTCTCTTATGCTAATACCTGGAGATGCTAAACTTAAAGCCATTTTGACTCCTCTAGTGCTTCATTTGCCCTAAAAATATTTATAAATTTATAGTTTTACCTGTATTCCCACATATAACTTTTGTCTCCATATTCATCAGTATACCAAACATCTCCATCAGCATCTACTTCTCCAGCAAAATCATCTATGCCAGTTAGAACAAATCCAAAAGGAGCCATGTCTTGTTCTATTTGATTTTTTTGTTCATCATATAATCTTTTTCTGACATCTTGATCTGTAAGTTCTTTAAAATAATCTTGGGCAACTAACCAAGCATATATCACTAAGCACATCGCTAAGTCATCATTACACCCTTCTTCAGCTTCAAATGAATTATGCTTTTGAATAAATGTTGTCAGTTCACTGATAATTTCATAATCATTGAAGATGAGTTTATCTTCCTCAATCATTGTCTTTAAATTAAGGCACCCAACTTTCTTAACTGTTTTGGACATTTTAAGACCAAGTTGAGTTTTCTTACCAGAAAATCCTTGCCCAACAATTTGTCCTGCTCTTCCTCTCATTGAACACATAAGAAGATTCTGATATTCAAGATCATACTGGATGATTGCTGCTACCTGATCTCCAACATCATTTACTTCACATAGAATAAATGCACTATTATAAGCTTTTGCTACTTCATAGATTATGCTAGGAAATAGCATAGGTTTAATTTCATTATTTCTATATTTTGCTACTATTTTGTGAGGGAATGAAGTGATGTCAACAACTACAAATGCTGAGTAATCACTTCCTACTCCTCTAGCAACGTCAACAGTAATTACATAATCTCTATCTTCTTTTGCATCTTCATATACATCCAACCCTTTACTTTGTTTTATTGGTTTGTCATATACTAAACTTTTAAGTTTACTTGGTGCAATAAGAGTGTCTACAGACCCCAAGAATTCGCATTCAAATTCAACTTTAAATTGTTGCTCAGAAGTGTTTGCAATAGTTTGTGCTTTCCATTTTGAATCTCTTCCAGGAACTTCTGACCAATGAACATCTGTTGGAACATATTCATTCAATTCACGTTCAGCATCATGCCACATCCTGTAGAAGTGGTTCATACCATGAGGGGTAGAAACTATGATAACTTTTGTACTTTGACCAGAAGAAATGGTAGGATAAACAGAAGCGAAAAATTGATCAGCAATATGGTTTGGAATGAATGCAAATTCATCCAAGAAAATGATGTTATAAGATCCACCTCTAACAGCAGAGGCAGAAGTAGAAGCAGCAAGAATCTTTGATCCATTCTCTAATTCCATGGAACCTTTGTTCCATGCAAAGATTCCTTGCTGTAACCATTTGGGCAAATTCTCATATGCAATCTGCAATCTTGATAGCAAGTCTCTAGCAGTTGATGCTTTGTTTGCAAGAATTGCGATGTTTACATTATCATTAAAGATTGCATAGTGTAAAAGATAAGAAACAACAGTTGTAGATTTGCCTGTTTGTCTAGGCATTTTACAAATGTTGAATCTATGTTTGTGGAAGTTCTTAATTAACTTCTCTTGGAAATGATATGGTTTGAATAATTGAAGTCCATGATCCAGGGTTACAATCTGGACATAGTTTTTTGCAAAATAAACTGGATCATTTTTGCACCTTACAAATTCAACAATTTGATCTTGTGAAAACTCAATAGGAGTATTTGCCTTTTTTAAAAGGGGATTGCCTAAGTAAATATTGTCAGACATAAATTAATAAATTTCCCTCCACCTAATAGAAACTCCAACATTAGTACTGGCATCACTTATATTACTTACACGAACTGAAAAAATTTCTGAGTCTGTTGAATCAAAATTTTGTGTTAAATAATTTTTTTTAGATGTTGGTCCAGATTGAGCATCAGCAGTTGTTGCTGATGGTTTTTGTGTATTTTGACTTTCTCCTGCAGCATACCCTCCCATAAAATCTTCAAAATATGCAGTGCTAATTCCAGTTGCACTTTCATTAAATTCAACTACAGATTCTGTATTCTCAGAAACCCAAGTTCCTGTAGTATTGATTCCAGCAGAACTTCTAAATTTTATTACTTCATACTTCACATTTGCCCCATTACTAAAAACAGAAACGTCTTCAAGTTTTACTGTTGCTCTATTTGGATATCCCTTAAATGAATTTTTAAGTTTAATTTGAATAATTGGAACTGTAGATCCAATACCAACAGTTCTAAGATTTGTTGTATGGGAAAATTCTCTGCCTGCATCTATGTATCCACCTTCACTCATTACAGTAGAGCAAATTTGAATAAAGGATCCGCCAGCACCTACTTGTGTACCAGTATTTCTAACCTCACATCTTACTGGAAGATTTGGATTAGACATATAAACTGTTGGGAGAGTATTTGAATTATAAAATTCATGGGCAATAATATTATACCCATCAATTGAGAATCCACAACGAACTCTACCCACACCTAACCACTCAAAGTCAGTCATGAATAATTGAGTTTTGGTAATGTCTAAATTGAATTTGGAAGGTCCAGTACCATCAAGTTTATCTTTATTCCAATCAGATTGAACAACTCTTCTATCTGATGCAATTCCAGTTACATAAGATCTAATTACAAAACTTAAAGTTCCATCTGGTGCTTGCTCAAAGAAAATTCCATCTCTATCATCAAAATATCCAGTTCTCTTATAAACGTTTTGTTGTGCTGTGCCAAAATTAAATGTAGAATAAATTACCTGAGATTTGCCAGGCATGTAATGATGGTATCTTTTTGTCTGGTGAATGGTATATCCATTAGTGCTAATACCAGACTGTAAAATTGCTGCAGCTTGATTGGAACTAAAACTAACAGTGGCACCACTTCCAACAGTCACATCTATAAAATCTGGGTCAATAGAATAAAGATGTTTATAATCGCCAAGAGTATAAGGACTTGATGTTCTTAATCTACCAAAAGCATCGCCAGAAAATCCTTGTCCAAGATCTTCATAAATTTCTCCATATTTATTAGCCCTCATGTAAACTTCAAAAAGGCTTCTTTCTTGATTCAAATAATCTTGATAATTTTTATTCCAAATTGCCATAAATTAAATCCATTCTAATTTTGCTGGATGATACCTGCTTACTTTGGTAATGTTTGTATTTTTTTGAATTCCTGGGTATATGTTATGTATGATTGCTCCAGGATATTCGTTTTGAAGTTGTTCTGTGAGTTTGTCTTTTGGAGGGATACCATTCTCAGAAATCATATCAACTCTATAAATGCTTCCTTGCCAAACAAAATCTACAGAAAATTCTTCTCCAACTTGTTGAGATGTTGGTTGTGAATTTATATTTAAAGTGCCATTAAAGTCTCCAGAGATATTAACACTCTCAGAGATAAATTGTTTGTAACTTTTCATTTTAGCAATTCCAAGCTCTAAGTGATTTATTGATTCTGCTATCTGGATCATTAGCAGTTTTTGATGAAGTTAATTTCTTCTTCATTCCAGACATACGTGCACAGAATGATGCTCTACGAGGATTGCCAACTTTCTTTGAAGGTGATTTTAAATCTGATCCTGGATTCTCCTTCTCATAGGACTTTCTTCCCCTTTCATTTAACCCACCTTCCTTATTCTTACCTTCTTTTCTTTGCCATGCTGCAACTTCAGACATAAAGTTCTCAAAAGTTTTTCCTTCAGAAACACCTTCATCACTTTGCATATATTCTGCTGCAGTATCAATAAAATCTGCTGCTCTAGTAATCTTAGATTGAACCCAAGCAGGAAGTTGTTGATCTCCTTTCTTAATATGTTTTCTTAAAATATCAACTGCTCTTTCGATTTGATCAAACTCAACTCTTGCCATGTATCCTTCATCATCTTTCTTTTTGCCAGAGGCAATTTCTTTATGATCCTCATGAATTTTTGATTCATTGGCAGGATGAATCTTAGCAATAGAATACTTGTCCCACATTGAAGGACCCCAAGAACACTCCCCTCTTGTTTCATTTTTTCTACAAAGAAGACAATATTTAGTATCTTCTTTATATTGTTTTTCTGCAGTAGATTCTTCTTTCATGGGTTTCTTTTTTTCTACTTTTTTAAGTCTAGTATAATAATCTGGAAGTTCATCAACATGCTGAAGGGCAGTAATTCTTGCACCACTTTTGCTAGTGGTATGTTCTCCTTCTACTTTGGTCCCTGCTTTTACTTGCTGCATAATTTTGTCCAAAGAAACTTTATGCTTTTTAGCAAGTTCTTCTGGAGATTTATATGATTTTACTGGACCTTTTGGATCTTTCATTTTTATACTATTCCTCAATATTATTTAGAAGACCTTGTTTTATGAGTTTAGATAATTCTGCTGTAGATCCAACAAACAAAGAATTGTTGACTGTTGTTGCAGTTTTTTGGGGAGCATCAAGATCTTTCATTTTTTTCTGAAGGTCTAATAATTTATCACTCACATCACCAACAGATTTGATCAATTGTCCAGCAACTTCATATGCTCTTGGGTGTCCAGATTCCTGAGCAATTTCTAAAATACCATTAATTGCTTCTTGTCCTTTCTCCATCAAATTATATAAGTTCCCCCTAGTATATTCATAATCTTTTTGGGGATCATTAGGGGGTTTAATTTCTTCTATTTTAATTGGTTCTGTAGAAACTATTTTAGTTTCTACATCCAATGCTTCTTCTATTTCTTTGTAAGATTCTTTCATAATATCAATCTACATCAATTCCCTGAGAAGTACTATATGTCTTAAAGTCTTGGAATTCTACAATTTCATCATTGAATCCAAAATCATCTCCAAATTCAATTAATTGATCATCCAATGTATCTATAACAGCATCATCATTATAATCTTCTAATGCTTTTGGAGTAACTGTATATCTGACTTCTCGTTTAGCATTCTTAATTGCATCAGTAGCATAATCAACTTGAACTTTTTTGATTAATCCTTTTCCATCATCTGCAATTTCATTGAACAGATATGTTTTTGCAGTAAATGATAGAGTATAATAAATCAATCTTCTACTATTAAAATTATCCTCATAGTCATCTCTAAATCCAACTCTATTTAAAACTATTGGAATATCTCTTTTTTCTCCAATTTCAGGAATCAATGTAACAGTAATATTAAATGATGGTTGAAAGAATGGCAAAATCTGCTCTACAATTTGAAGAACATCATCATTTAATTTTGCTAATATATTTAATTCAAATCCAATATTATAAGGAACTGGTAAAAATATTTTATTAATTGCTTTCCCATCTACTACTTTTGATGCTTTAAATGTTTGTATAGTAGATGCTTTTCTAGTAGCATCATAATCTATTGATGTCATTTCAAATGACATTCTTGGTAAAGTCAATGCAACCTTTCTTTCCCCACTTGCATTTTGTTCAATTCTAGCAAGAAATTTTTGAATAGGACCATATGCAAGGGGAACTTTCAAAACAGATACTGGATCGCCATTATCATCAAAATGATGAATGCGAATATTATTAAACAAACTTCCAAATGCAACTACAGTTTTACTTATAGTTTTATGATAAAAATAATTTCCAAGCATTTTACCAATTACTTACTAATTACTATTTAATACTTTAAACTTCTCCAAAAGGATTAATCTCACTGAAATCTATAATTTGATCTGATTCTTCTTGAATTTCTTCATTAGAATCATATGAATTAATTAACTGATATGTATTATATTTTTTAATTCTATATGTTGCATTTGAAGATTCTCCCATTACAAGATCTCCAACTATAAAGTCAGTTCCTAAACCAGAAAGTATTAATTCATTAGATGTAGGATTCCACTGTTTAACAGTACCAACAGCATTTGATATAGATCCATTAACTGTTTCTCCAAAAATAAAGTTCCCAGTAGAAACTGTGGTTCCTCCACCGATTGTAATAACTGGAGGTTGAGTATACCCATATCCTGCATTTACAATTCTAATAGTTGAAATTCCTCCAACAGAATTTAAAACAGCTTCTCCAGTTGCAGTAACTCCACCTCCAACTGGGGAAGAAAATGTAACTGATGGTGGTTGATAATAACCTTGACCTGGAGAAGATAGGGTTACTACTCCTATACTACCTGAAGTTGCAATTCCAACTCTTACATCAATGCCATATCCACCCCCACCAAAGTAAGAAATTGTTGGAGGGTTAGTTGAAGTATATCCAGTTCCTGGATTTTCTATATAAACTTTTTTCAAACTTAAAGAACTTACAAATCCTCTAGATCCTGTCATTACTCCAACTAAAGAAGCTTGAATGCCAGATTCTGGTGATTGCGCTATTATTTTTGGAGTAGAAGAAAATTTATATCCACCAGAAATTACATCTACATATTGAATTCCACCATTAACTAACTCTGTATATGCAGTTGCAGTAGATCCTATGCCAGAAAGAGTCAGAGTTGCTGCATATCCAAAGTCTTTAAAATTGTCATCAAGTTCTGTAATTCCAGTTTTAATTTCTTCATCTTCATATTCAAAAAGTTCACAGTTTAATTGATACACATAATTTTTCTGAAGTTGATAAAATGGTTTTCTATTTTCTACATATTTTATTTCCATCATACTATCAGATAATGGAATATAAATTAAATCACCCTCATTAGGTCTTAGAGTATTTTTAATATTGGGAACAACTTTCATCAATTCTGAAATATACAATTCAAATCTTTCTTTGGAAACAATTAATTGCATTTCATCTGCAATTCGAATTCCAAATTTTGATAATCCTATTGAATTATTGTCAAACCCTTCATAATTTAAAAGGTATGCTTCTATGGGAAAAGCATTTTTAAACTTTGAAAAAACTATTTCTTTTATAATTTTATGCTCAGAAAAAACTTGTCTTGGCATGTAGTAAACTTCAATGCCATACATTTTTAACTGCTCATTAATTAAATCCTGAACCAAACCTTGTTCAGAATTTGTTCCGTTAATGAAAAAAGAGTTTAACATATCAACCTATTAAGTCTAATGGAGGAAGTTCATACTCTAGCATCATCTTATCTTTTATTTGTTGTATTTCTCTAACAGCATCATCATAAATTTGTCTTCCATTAAGTTCAATTCCACCTGGAAGTTTAACACCTTGAAACTTAATTAAGTTTTGTCCCCACTGTTTTTTCATTAATGATGTTAAATACATCTTTACAAAAGAATCATTGTATACTTTAGTAAAATCATTTGGGTCTAAAATTCTATAGCATTCTATGATTATATAATCATCTGCATCTAGTCTATCCCAATCAGTATCAAGATATAATCTATTTTGTCTTTTATTAAATCTTATTTGTCTATCTGGATTTAATATCCAATCAATATCTTCTAAGTATCTTTTGGTGATAGTATAATTTAATAATTCAGTAGAACTAAACCAATAAATATCATTCAAAAATAGTTGATAATTAACATTAAATAAATTTCCAGATATAGTTCTATTTTCTAATTTAAATATTTTTTCTATGCCAATAACACTGTCTGGAACTTGAATATAATTACTATTTTCTTCAAAGTTAAAAGTTCCTGCAGGACTAGATCCTGTTGTAGTAGTTATTCCTAAAGTAGAATTATCGTTGCCTCTACCTCTTCCCCTTAAAAGATCATTTTCGGTAATTTTATATTTTAAAAACATTTTCTCAACACCATCAAAATGCCTTTCATGAAAATATTGAAGGGCATCATCCACACAATCATCTATCTGTTCATCTGCGATATTAATTTCTAAAACTGGGGCACCAAGCTTTCTTAAACAATAATCTATCAATTGTTGCCTAGACGCTGGTTTTGCCATTATAGTACTCTTTTTAATTATTTAGATTTTAAAATTACTGATATCAGCAAATACTTCTTGTTGTTTGAAGTAAAGTTTTACATAACATTTACAAAGATTTCTCATTAAATCTATATTTGTACAAGAATCTAACTCTCTAGATATTTTTTCATATTCAAATAATTTATTAATTGATGATAATTTAAGTTCTTCTGAATTCATTTTAATATTTTGTGCAACAAAGATTTGATTTCGTTAATATCACTTTTTAATGAAGATATCTCATTTTTAATATTTTCTATGGTTTTTTCTTGTTCTAATTTTTTATTTTTATTAATAGTATAATTATTAGATAAATTTTTGTCAGTATTTATTATTGCATTAGTTTTAGGGTCTCTTACTAAATTTGGATTCCCTTCAACTTTTAAATATCTATGATTCATATCACTTTAATGCAATGCATCTCAGATCTTTTATTATTGGTGCATAGCATTGATTATCTGAAGATCCTACTATTTTAATTGCAAAGGCAGTAAACTCAGGTAAATTATCTATAGTAAATGAATATTCCTTATACTCATTTACTAAACTACTTGGAACAAATACGTCAGATTTGCCATCATTATTAGATAAATTGATGATATCTCCATTTACATCCAAATTATCATACCCTGGGAAAAGTTCCCAAATCTGATCTTCATCTGGAACATCATTTCTGAAAATTTTATATAGGACTCTTATGTCTGATGAAGAGTGTCTGTATGCAGATAGTAAGACTTTTAGTGATGTTGCACTTTCTTGCATTTCAATTTTTTCAGATATGTGAATGTATGCATGTTCATCATTTAAGTTGGAATTGACTGTGTTGTCACTTGGATATGCATCTAAAGCGATAGGTCTATTTACTTCATAAGTTGAAGAAATAATACCATTTTGATTTAGATCTAAAATTGGAGAAATGTTTGAATCTGATGTAGAAAGATTTAAATCTAAAGTTAATGATTTTTTAGAAGTAAATTGAGTAGCGTTTAAGTATTGGTTCTCATTTACTCTTGATGCAGTCATTCTCAAAGTCTTGAATGCATTTTCATTAAAGGCATCAAATGATTCAAATCCATTATCAATATATGAAACTTCTGATCCATCTACACTAGTAGCAGATATAGATCTAATGTTTGCATCAACTGAAGTGTTATTATAAGATGATGTAAAGTTTGGATTTAATTTTAATGCTCCAAAAGTTATATTTTCTGAAGCATAAACTTCAGACCCTCCACCAATTTTATCTTGATTAAACTCAGAGATTGGAATAGAAATATAGTAGTAATCAATTCCCCTATCCAAAGAAGAATCTACAGTATGTACTGTGTTTATCTTAGATAAAGAAACACCATTAAATTCATATTTGTAAACTAAACTATTGACAGGATGAGTAAATGATGGAGTGTTTAATGCTCCTCTGGTAATACCTGTTAATTGGTTAGATGAAATTCCTTCATATTTAATAATTTCCTCTCCAATTTTAATATATCCTGGGTTGATTGAATCAACTGCGGACCCTTCAAAATTAGCAAATATTGCATCAGATTCTACACTAATTGCACCTGTGCTAGTAATACTGTAACTTGAAGTTAATTTTACTGGTAAAATATCAGATTGAACTCCTTTAATTTCTACCTTATTTGAATTGCCATACATTCCATGATTTGGATGTAGTACTTTAATATGATTTCCATCATATGG